CGTAAGTGCTTGCTACTCCTCGTGGCCTCCGATACTTTTACCCCGCCTCTGGAGGAGGCGGCACCCTTTTGAATAGAGGGTTGAACTACAAGGTAAGGGCATCTACAGCGGAACTCAGCGAGTGGACTCCCTGGGCAGCCAGCCCGTAGGGGCCGGGGACCACAGAGAGTGCACCAGACATTGTGCGTATGATCTGCAGAACACGTCTCCAAAAGCTTTCATTGTCAACGAAAGCTACTCCGACGGGCAGTTCATTGATCACTTTCTTGTAGATCTGAATTGCTAACTCGTCGCAGGGCGAGAAGGTCGTGTACTCATACACAGAGTTGCCGGCTAGGACCTGATACTCCACACAGGCCCAGGTCTTGATGATAGCGGTATTACTAGCGTTAGCACCAACTCCTGAGATCTTGACAACCAGTGAGTCAAACTGTTCGTCAAGTCCTGTTATGCACCCGGCTGGGAAGGAGAGCTGTCCGAAGTCTGCAGGCAGAATGGGATCTGGCAGGCTTGCACTGCTCTCGAGAATTCTGTTGAACAGAAACTCAGCACCGGTGTTGTAACAGGCTGTGTAAACACCAAGATTGAAGGGTCCGGTGTATTGGTTAGCATTGGTGGCATTGCAGCCTCCAAGACCAATCACACTGTACAAGTTCGCAGCATTGGTGGTGTTTCGTACTTCAATTGCGAGAGGAATCTTCCAGGCCTGTACGTTTCCTGACCAAGTCATCTGGTTGGTCGTTGGAACTAACTCAAAATGATTCGATACAAACCTAAACTTAGTCACAATCTCCGCAGCCGTAGCTCCGCCGCCGGCTCCGAAGAGCGAGGCGAAGTCTGAATATGGGGTGGCTGTGAAAACCGTGGTTGATAGAATAGGTGAGCCAGCCGCGACAGTGGCGGTGTAGTAGGCTATGCCCGGACTAGGAGCTAGTATGTAGTACACATCTGTATTTGCGGCGTAGGTGGCAGGATTGACAAGCCTATGCTTCTTCACCAGGCTCTTGCCTTCGAACTTGTCAGGAACTCCCTGCACTCTGGTCTGGTCGAAGTCAGGAGGAGCGAACGCACATTTAAGGAACGCTAGACCATCACTCGTCACACGAGCAGAGGTTAGAGTTCTGGCGGCGTTTCGGAGGCGGGCCTTCTGGATTGCTCCGGAAGACACACCTGGTGCTTGGATAGAAGGATAGACTCCTTCGCTTTTGTAGGGGGTATTGGCTCCACCACGGCGGTTCCGTCGTTTGGCGCTCTTACTCATGGCCATGTTTTGTTTGAGCTGTCTTGGCTTAACAGCTGGCATCGATCGTTTAGACTCCATCTTGGGACAGGCTACTTTCAGTTGAATAATGAGGCCCCTCCACCTCATAGTAGCCCGCTGCTTCGACTAATTCTAGCAGCCTATGATACTCAGGGTGGGTACTTAGCTCATCCTCAAACCCGATCATCGTCATCCGGAACTCAAGGGGGGTCCTAGGTTCCTGGTGAAGAAGATTCATTACCATTTTATTAGCGTTCACGGGATATGAACGATTTGCCTCGTACACTCTGCTGCAAAACTCAAAAGACTCACCGACCGATTCGTATTCTCGGCATATCATGCCGAGTTCGCTATAGGCTTGGACTGCTCCTGGCACAAAGCTCTCTACGCAATCGTCTCCGGCTGCAATGGTCTTGCGGGAGCCCACCAAATCTGCCATTCTCACTCTCATAGCAGAATTTCCCCTGCTAGTTGCGAACTTTCCTGAATTGACTATGCCTTTGTATGTAGGGGTCACGATGGTTCCATCCGAAAATTGGAACACTGTCTTAGACTCCAGAATGGCTTTCGCAGTGATCAGCTTCTTGAACGCGTCTGACGGGTTCTCACACAACTTGATGCGATTGGCTGCTTCATCTCTAATCATCCACTCCTTTATACTCCAGTCATAGCCACTCATGTCATTCTTGGCCATGGGAAGGCCAGACTGGGCTATGTCCTTAAAAACACTTTCGTTATCTTCTTGGCTAAAGCCTATGCCCGGCTTGGAAGGAATCTCCTTCCAATTCGCAATCTCCAACTTGCACAAATGCCTTATGAGCAGCATTTCAATCATCTTGTCCGCGAGCGAGACCGACATAATCAGTCTTACCCTCCCCTGTTGGACCTTCTCGACTTTGTGGGGTTCGTTCTTCACAAACACTCTCACTATGTCCATCAGTCCAGCATCTATACAGTCCTTCCTGTCCATCTCATCAATTTCACCAAGCCTCAAGGCCAGAAGGGCCTCAATGCGGTCTAACACATAAGCGTTGAATCGTTCTCCCATCATCCCCAGGACCTGATCGTTCCTGTTCGCTAATTGGGAAAAGGGCACACCCGGGCTTGCGTCCGGTTTGATGTGCTTCTTCATTTCGTCTATTTGGTCTGACCACACCTTTCGGTCATAGAAGTCCAGAAATTGCGGGTTCCTAAATCTCATATACAACGGTAAGACTCTCGTATCTGACTCAGCTATCTCTTCTAGGGAAGGGACTCTGAATTCAGTTATGTGTCTGTCGCACTGGAACTTGAAACTCGTCTTTTCGGCATCAGCTCCCCGGGGGGGCCACGCGTACTCACACAGTCTGGGGTCCATTTCCTTGGCCTTCTTCCACATGTCCGACTCCTTCTTCACTCCGGCTCCTATAAACGTACACCTCGACTTTCCAACAATCTCAGACTTTCCGGAGAAAGGAACTGGGGTTGTCCATTCGTAGTAGGGTCCCCAGCCGTGGCTGGGGGGTTCGAGTTTAAAGGAACCTGAGCTTCAGTATCCACGACTTGTCTAGCCTTTTTCCGCTCTCTCCGCTTAGCCGCATTCGTCATCTTCTCAGCTTCCACAGTCTGTGTCACAGAGCTAGTTGAGGCTTCTACAGTTTCCCTTGCGGGGCTGGATGAGGCCTCTATTGTCTCCTTTACAGGACTGGGTGGGGCTGACGGTTTCTTTGGCTTCACGGCGTTTACGGCAACTGATGGCTCCACCATCCCACTCTTGAGCACGATCCCTCCTTCTCTTTTAGACGCAGCAGCATCGAGCTTGGAGCCGCTGGCTCCAAGCCTTCCGTTTTCCGAGGACACGCCTTTGTGAGTGGTCCAGGGAGGATTAAGTTGAGGTCCTCCTAAACTCGCTGACCTCTGGGTCTTAATCTTCTGCAAATATTTCTTTTCTATATTCACAGAAGCTCCGTCAGGGAGTTTTGGAAACAGGGTTCCTTCATGGGCGTACGTATAGTACTGCATCGGGCGCAGGCTGGTCTTAGCAAGAGCTTCCGTAACCTGCTTGGCTACTTCAGCTTTGACCAGCTCAGCTTCTATCGCGGGGTGTCCCATTATCTTGTTTACTATCTCCTCTGGGAAATAGTTTCTAAGCAACGTGATCGCCTCTTCACCACCGTCCGCCATGCTCTTGATGTGTTTGGCCGTCAGAGGAACGAGGACGTAGCCACACTTAGCACAATTGTAGTTTCGCTTTTCATGGATGGTAAAGCATTTACTACAAGTCCAGGGGCTTTCTTTCCTAACTCTTCCTCTTTTGATCATCTGGTTCACGTGTTTTCCTTGAGTATCACTATTCTTCGTTCGAAAAACTTTAAATTCATCAACAGATTTCTTCGTTCGATGGTCAATAAGGTCCAATTGCTCGGCCCACGTTATGTCCATTTCGTAGATTCTGATGTCCACATCCAATTTCTCTCTGAAGAAAATCCTCTGTGCATTCTCATACTCTTCCAGCTCATTATCTGATTCAGCCTCATCCGGTTCTTCGTAGTTGATTTCAGGCTGTCCATTTCCTATGTCCTCCGACGTAGGGGACTCCTTCTTGCAACTCCGGAACACTGGGGGGATGACTCCTACATTGCTGTGAGCCTGCACATCGTATTCCACATGCACACCGACGATCTGATTACGTGAATCCAGTATTGGAGCTCCCGATGTCCCGGGAGTAGTACTGGCACCGTAATTGATATGCCACGGCTTCGTGTCACTAATCCTAATGGAGGCGCTAGCCACACAGGGTTTTCCCTCATACAATTGGCAGATGCTGATAGGCTCTCGAGACTGAACCCGGGAGCACCACGTTCCTATCTTCATCCCCAGGGACGAAAACACAAATGATGGAATCTCCATAATTATGAAATCGTACTCACTAGAGGGGGAAGCGCAGACAACCCTCGACCTGATAGAATCCAATCGTACCAGATTTTCTTGGTGTTTCAGCCTTATCAGGGCTGATCTATTATAGTCCAAAACGTGAAAAGCAGTCAAAAGACAATCCCTCCCTTGAAACTTAATTCTAGAGAAGTGTCCGATAACAGTTCCATCAACATCAAATTGCCCTTGGAATGAAGGCAATTTCTCCAACTTATACAACTTGGACGCGGGCATTATAGTCTCCTTAATTGTGTTAACTGAAGTCGGTTCTCTTTTGACTTTAGAAAAGCTCTTAAGGAGCTGAAGATCTGAAGATCTTGTTGCAGGGTCTAGGTACACTCTGTGGTTAGGGCCGGCTTCGAGATACACTCCGTGTTCATCTGTGCCTATCTGAGAAGTGGTCCTTCGCAGGACTTCTATCATCTCTTCTTGGTCTAGGGCGCTATAGACTTTGACTCTCTCGCGGTCTTGCTTGGCCAGTCTTCGAGAGACTTGCCAATTTCTAACTTTGACGCAAGGAGCTAAAGCACACAAGTACATGCATGCGAAACTTCCAAGCGCAAATTTGTAAACCGGGGTCAAAACCCAGCGCCAGAATCGGAACTGTAGTCGAGCTATCCAACAATCAAAAGCCCATGCCGCTCGAACCGTAGGAGCCACCAGTCTAAAGAATAGAATGGAGATGCAGATAATAGAAGCGGTCAGGAATATAATTCCTATCCAAGTCTTCATGAGGTTTCCGAAGGGGTCTTTCAACGCACTCTCCACTGCCTCAAACGCACTCCGCACATCCCTTACCAGGGAGAACGTCTCCACGTACAGGGCTGAGTAAGTCTCCGCCACCGCCTTCTCAACAGCTTGAGCTGAAGGGGCAAGGTTGCTTTGTCCTTTCTCATTCCATGCATCGTTTGATTGCCACGGGCCAAATCCTTCCCTACGGTTCCTCACTGAAGAGGTCACTCCTTCTGTATCGTTCGGCAGATAGAAGTCCAGTACGGAAAAATCCATGGTCTCGGCGTCGGGCCCGAAGGCGGCCGCCTCAACCGCTCCAATATCCAAGATGAGGAGGACGGCTATCGCAAGGACCGCTAGTCTCAACCTCTGGAGGGTAAGAGCCATTGGCCCCTTTACTCCTCCGCGCTCTCGCGCTTCCTCTTCGGGACTCTGAATGTTCG